TTGCGAGCCAATGGCGGAATCGCTTATGAAAGATGGGGTGCTCGATTGCAGCACCCCGAAACTGCTGGAGATCCTGAAGTCACAGAATGCTGATGGCGAGCGGATGCTACCTGAGCCAATCGGCAAACCATCGCTTTACAGGGCATTCGGTAATTGGCAATTCATCGAAGAGCTTCGCCAGTTCTGCGACCACCGCTTGCTAGCCTCCGTCAAGATCGAATCAGTCGATCAACATCTGGAAGCCAGCAAGCAGATGAAGACTGCTTTCATGTGTAGCATGGTTGCGATTCGCAAGATCGGTGACCACCCCGATGGATTCCCGATCCATGGCCGCGATCCCAATAACCGATGGGCTCACAACATGGGATGGAGTGGTCACTTCTACGATCGCTCTGGGAAGCTATTCTTCATCCTCAACAACACCAGTTGGGGTGGCAAGGCGATGTATAACATTCCAGCCGAGGAGTTGGAAAAGTGGTACAAGGCCAAGCTCCCAACCGTAATGACCCTTGAAGAGATCGACCTACCAGACTCCCCTCCCCTGATCGTGATTGAATGAGCAAAAGCACGATGGCAAACGAGATAGCACTTTACGTTGGTCCCGTTGTGGCTGCGATGGCTGGGGCTGTTGCTGCACTCTGGAAGCAGCAGGAGACACGCAACGCGAAGCAGATCGAGGACATGCGGAAGGATCTGGAGAAGTGCGCTCAACAGTCTGACGAATGCTACGAAGATCGCCTGAAACTAAATCAATCCGTCGCTCGCCTGGAAGAGCGGGTAAACCAGTTGCATCCATCGGAAGGAGCACGCTAAATGAGTTACCGGCAACTGGTTGAAAAGCTACCTGGCTGGGAGACGATGACGGAATCGGAAGCGGTCTCTGCCGCACTAGCCAAGAGCAAAACCTACGTCGATCCTGATCGCTGGTCGCTTCTTGGGATTGCATCAGTCATTGGCCAGATCAATATGCCGAGCCTGATAAATTTCCTCGAAGGTATCGGTATGGGTTGGGCTGTGGTCCAGGCTGGCGGTGCTGGATTGCCGATCGGTGACGCCACGCTGAACGCTGAACTGCGGGCGATTGGCCACCCGCTCTTGGTTCGGATTGCCGACGCTGGCCGGCGACCTGCGAGCCCTTGCGAGCTTGCTGGACTGGCTGAGGATCCTGCAAGGATCGCTGAAGGCTATCGAGTTGCCAAGCTTGGAGCCATCAAGCGTGACAAGCTAGCCGCAGGTGCCGAACGCTGGAACGAGTACAATCGGGCTATGTTGCAATGGGATGGAGACCCCGCGACGGAGCCTAGCCTGTGACTATCAGCTACATCAGCGCAGCGACGAACGCAGGCGACACCGTTACCATCGGCACTCACGCCGCTGGTGATACGATCGTCATTTGGGCATTCAATGACGGGGTAGCGACCGCTCCATCTTTGCCGTCCGGTTGGATCAACGTGTTTCCGTTGACCGGTTCGCTCACTGGTGTTCGCTTGGCGTACAAGGTAGCTCAATCATCGAGCGAGACTAGCGGAACCTGGACGAATGCTGACGGGATCATTGCCGTCGTTTATCGCCCAGCAGCAAACAACGTGCTGGTTCCCGGTTTGGGTGCCGGTAACTTAGCGACCTCAACAACCGTCAACTATGCAGCAATTGCCGTAGCCAATGACCGAACCAATACGGACCAATGGATCCTTGGGTTTGCTGCGATGAGAAGCGACGCCAACACATTGGAGACAGCACCTAGCGGGATGACCAATCGATCGAATCTTGTTGGTACCGGCTGGGAAATGGCGAGCCACGACACCAACGCGAACGCCTCATCGTGGGCGTCAACAAACGTTTCAGTAACGAACAGTGCGACGTGGCGAACGGCTACATGCCAATTGTTTGAACAGCCGTTTTACTCGGCTGGTGGCGGTGGTATTTTCTTTCGTCCCGGTATGTGCGGAGGGTTCTCGGAATGAAGCGAAAGACCACAGCCGGGATCGCATCGTTCACGTTGCCGATCATTATCTATGACACGTCGAGCACGACCGGCGCGGGCTTGTCCGGTGTGACTCATTCCAGCAGCGGTCTAGTGTTTGAATATCGCAGGCAGGGCCAATCATCCTGGACTAGCGTAACGCCTGTTTCCGCGACTCTCGGCACATATACCAGTGGTGGGATCGTTGCGAGTGGATCAAGGGCTGGCAGGTACGAGATCGGCATCCCGGATGCAGCATTGGCCGCCGGTGCAAGATTCGTCGAGGTTTGTTTGCGCGGCGTCGCGAACATGCACCCGGTCGATATTGAGATTGAACTGGATCAACTCAACTACCAAGATTCGGTGCGTGCTGGATTGACGGCATTGCCGAACGCAGCAGCAGGTGCGAATGGTGGACTACCGACCGGCGATTCGTCCGGACGTGTGACTCTGGCAGCGGTGACGCATACTGGAGCCACAGTGCCGACAGTTACGGCCGTGACCAATGCGATCGTTCTCCCCAGTTCCGCAACGATCAACATCACTGGCAACATCACCGGCAATCTATCTGGATCCGTTGGCAGCGTCACTGGATCCGTTGGTAGCGTAACTGGAAATGTTGGTGGTAATGTTGCCGGATCAGTCAACAGCGTCACCAGCCCGGTGACGGTTGGAACCAACAACGACAAAACCGGCTACGCACTGACGCAAGCTTTCCCATCAAACTTTGCCTCGCTTGGAATCAATGGCTCTGGTCACATCTCCCGCGTCACGCTGGTCGATACCACGACCACTAACACCGACATGCGAGGAACCGACAACGCAGCACTGGCGACCAATTGGACCGCGACAAGGGCTGGCTACCTCGATTCCGTTTTGATCGCTGCCAATAGCAATCGCACTGTCCAGGTTACCGGCTCGAACCATGTAGCCGCCGACATCCACGAACTACAGCCAGCCGTCATTGACAACACCCATTTTGCCGCAGGTGCGATCGACTCTAATGCACTGGCAGCATCGGCAGCAACCGAGATCGCAACGGCTGTAGGTGGGCTCACTCAGTTGGTTGATCTGACAACGATGATCGTCAACGACGGGACCGCCAATGCTCGCTTCTCTACATCCGCTTTACAGAATGCACCAACTGGTGGAGGTGGCGGAACTGGTGGCGGTGCCCGTACTGTGGTCGTCACCGTCACGCTATCCGCATCGCCCGTTGAAGGTGCTAGCGTTAGGCTGACCAAAGCCGCTGAAACCTACGTTGGATCGACCAACGCCTCTGGCCAAATCACGTTCAACGTTGACGATGGAACCTGGACCGTTGCTATCACCTCGCCAGGTGCCACCTTTGCCGGTGCGTCTCTGGTAGTCGATGACGATGAGACCGTTAGCTACAGCCTCACCGCAATCAGTATCACGCCAAGCCCAGCAACACAGATCACCGGCTACTACACCTGCTACAGCCACCTAGGAGTGGTTGAGGCTGGCGTATCGATCACCATGCAACTGGTTGGACTCGCTCAGGGTTCGGTAGGCTTGGCACTTGATAACCGGCTGCGGACCGTGACCAGCGATGCAAACGGTGTGGCACAGTTTACCAACCTGTTCCCGGGGTGTCGCTACAAAGTTTATCGCGGAGCCGCTGAGAACAAAGCTTGGTATGTCAACGTGCCTGATACCGTGACGGGCGACCCAGTGGAGCTGGGATCAATCTATGGCGACGATGAGTGACAACCGCAAGGATAAGCTTGCTGAGCAATACCGCGTCCACCGCGAAAAGATGGCGGAGCGGATGCGACAGCAGGCTAAAGCCGCTGCGGACATTGGCGAGATTCCGCCCGTTGGCGATCCAGTCCGCAGACAGGAGGCAATGGATAGCCTCCGCGCTTACTGCGAGATTTACCGCCCATCGGCTTTCCACCTTGGTTGGTCTGATGACCACCTAAGAGTCCTTGAGCGGATTGAAACCACCGTCAAGGCTGGTGGCCTCTTCGCAATGGCGATGCCCCGTGGTTCCGGCAAAACCACAATTGCGATCACCGCCGCCACATGGGCTCTGCTGTGCGGGTTCCGTCGCTGGGTTTGTCTGGTTGGAGCGACTGAGCCAAAAGCTCAAAAGCTTTTGAACGGTATCAAATCGGAGCTACGGTTCAATCCGTTGCTACTGGCTGACTTTCCAGAAGTCTGCTACCCGATCGTCCTGCTTGATGGCAAGCCGGCACGGGCGAATTCGCAGACGTACCGCGGGAAGAACACCGCGATCCGCTGGCTGGCCGATAATATCATGCTACCAACGATCGAAAGTAGCCAGGCGTCTGGCTCACTGGTATCAGTCTGTGGTATCACTGGCGATATTCGGGGACAGCAGGAAACGACGCCAGATGGCGAGGTAATCCGCCCTGATTATGTGATCTTGGATGACCCGCAGACGCGGGAATCGGCTAAGAGCGGAACACAGAATGATGACCGCTTAGCTATCGTCAACGGCGACATTTTGGGACTCGCTGGCCCTGGTGTAAAGATCGCTGGTGTGATGCCATGCACCGTCATTCAGCGTGGCGACATGGCAGACCAATCGCTAGATCGCCAGGTCTCTCCTGAGTGGCACGGCGAGAGAACCCAGTTGCTCTACGGTATGCCTGAGAAGATGGATCTTTGGCAGCGATACCAGGAGATTCGGGAAGCGTGCTTCCGCAACGGATCGGACACCAGCGAGGCGACCGCGTTCTATCGTGACAACCAGGCAGCGATGGACGAAGGCAGCCGTCCGGCTTGGCCTGATCGATTCAACGAGGATGAGCTATCCGCCATCCAAAACGCAATGAACCTCTACTTCCGCGATGAAGGAGCATTCTTTGCGGAGTATCAGAATCAGCCGATGGAACTGCGGGCTGATGATACGATGCTGAGTGAGACTGCATTAGCTAAGCGGATGGGCCACACTCCCAAGGGGATCGCACCAGCAAACACCACAAAGCTGGTCGCGATGGTTGACGTACAGCAGGAGATCCTTTTCTACGCTGTGACAGCCTGGCGTCACGATATGACCGGCACGGTAATTGAGTACGGCGCCTGGCCAAATCAGCGAACGACGAATTTCCGAATGACTGGTGTGAGAAACAATTTCACCAAGCAATTTCCAGGCGAGTCACTGGAATCGAAGATTGCCAAAGCACTGACAGCAATCGAGAAGGATCTATTCAGCCGCACCTGGAAGACTGAGGACGGGCTTGAGCTTGCAATCAATCGGATGCTGATCGATGCCAACTGGGGGCTCAGCCGCAACATCGTCTACCAGCATTGCCAGCGATCAACTCATAAGGGATCGATCTATCCATCGCACGGGAAGGGGATCGGTGCTTCGAATGAGCCATTGAACGCTAACCACACCCGCAGGCTTGGGAGGGCAGTTGGCCAGCATTGGCGAATCGATCGAGCAAAGGACAGCCCAATCAGGCACGTTCTTTTCGATGCCAATTGGTGGAAATCGTTCCTTCACTCCAGGCTATCCACCGAACCAGGCACGCCTGGCAGTCTCACGCTGTACCAGGCGAGCGGGATCGAGCATGAGACCATTGCTAAGCATCTTCGCGCAGAGTTCCCGGTGCGAACTGAGGGACGCGGCAGGACTGTTGATGAATGGAAGATCAAAGCGGATCGCCCTGACAACCACTGGCTGGACTGCTTGGTTGGGTGCTGTGTAGCAGCCTCAGTGGAGGGTTGCAGATTGCCCAGCGACGCAGGACCGAAGCGCAGGCGATCAGCCGCACAGATGCCACAGGTGACCACAGGCGAGCAGCCACCGCCGACCCATCAGCCACAGCAGGAAGCACCAAGGAAGCGACATCGCGGGAGCGTTGACTACCTATGAACCAGCCACCACGCAAGAAGCCACCGACCGTTTCCTACGAGGTTCCATGCTGCCCGCATTGCGGGAAGTGTGGCGGGTTGCTCAAGCAGCAAGGGGCACACTACCACGCCACCTACCCTGAACTGAATCAGGAGATCCGACGATTCCGGGTGAGCTGCAAATTCTGTAACCAGCCATCTATTCTGCGAGAAGTTGGTCCAATCTCGCCAAAATAGTCAGAATCTGTTAGGTAACTCGGGCGAAAATCGCCTCTTTTCTGCATTTATGTTTATATGACAAATGCAGATTTCTCTGAGCGTAATCGCAAATTGGAATTCGCCAAGTCGATGGTGGATTCTCTAGAGACCCAGATCGCCTCCGGCGCTGGGATCGTCAGCGTCTCCGTTGACGGAACGAGCGTCGATTTTGACCGCTCGCAGGCGATGAAAGAGCTCCAGTATTGGCGGAAGGAAGTCACCCGCTATAGCCGCACTAGATCGCGGATGAGCAACTTTAATCTGGGGAACGCTCATGATTAAAGAAGCACGCAGCGCCGCGACAAACTGGCTTTCACGTTTCGGAAGGTACATCGCAGCCGAACCGAACCAGCAGCGTCGCGATCCAGGAACGCGGATCCAGTCTAGCGATGCGTTGCTAGATTCGCAGAAGCGACGTAGGGTGGTCGAGGGTGCTCGGGAGCTAAACCGCAATTTCAGCGTAGCCGCTTGGGCGATTCGCAAGCACCTGGACTACGTTTCGACGTTCACCTTTCAAGCTAACACTGACGACCCAGTTTTCAATGAACGCCTTGAGGCGTTAATGAACTGGTACAACCGCCCCATCAATTGTGACATCGCAGGCCGTCACTCGCTGCGCCGCATGGTCCGCCTGGCTGAGATGCGTCGGGTGCTTGATGGCGATGTGTTTCTAGTCAAGCTTCGTGATGGCAGGCTTCAGGCTATCGAGGGCGATCGAGTCCGCTCGCCTGATAACCGCGTCGATCCGATGTACAACTGGGTGCACGGTATCAAGGTTGGTGCTGGCGGATCGATGAATCGCGTTGCTGTATGGTCCAGGTCGCTTGATGGCCAGTACACCTTTGAGCGTGACATCAGCGCGGGCAATGTCATTCAACTTGCCTACTTCGATTCGTTCGATCAGGTGCGTGGTGTAAGCCCGCTTACCTCAGCGATCGCATCATTCCAGGACAGCCTGGAAGTTACTGACTACGCTCGGGCCAAAGCGAAGATAACCCAACTCTTCGCCCTCGCCATCACCCGCGAAATGGCTGATGACGATGCTGAGCTGTATGGCGATGAATACAAGGTGGACCTTGGCCGAGGTCCCGTCAAGCTTGAACTAGATCCAGGCGACAAGGCTGAGTTCCTGGAGTCACGCCATCCATCAACAGAGTTCCAGGCATTCCTAACGCTGAGCCTGCAAGCTGCTCTAAAGAGTTTGGATATTCCCTGGTCGTTTTACGATGAAAAGTACACCAATTTCTTTGGTTCCCGCGCTGCTCTTATCCAGTATCAGCAGGCTTGCAAATCGAAGCGAGAAGACTTGAAAGAGATGCTAGACCGCATCACCGTTTGGAAGATCCAGCAGTGGATGGCTGCGGGAATCCTTTCGATGCCAGCAGGTGTACAGCAGATCGACCAAATCTATTGGGATTGGATCCCAGCGGGTGTGCCTTACTGGAATCCAGAGCAAGAGATTACCGGCGACCTGATGGCCGTCGAAGGCAAGCTACGCACTCGCTCCGAGATCCGCCGTGAGAAGTATGGCGACGATTGGCGGGATGTTGTCCGCAAGCTAGCCGAGGAGCGGGACTACCTTACGCAGTACGGATTTGACGAATCGACCGAAGGGCTGGTTAGCGTCCCCGTAATGGCTGAGCCTGACGTCCCGGAAGAGACCACCGAAACAGAAGGAGAAGACAATGGGCAACAGCCGTCTGACGATGTTTCGTAGCCAGCCTGCCAAATCGCCGGCAAGCGGTGTTGATGGCCGAACCATCAAGCGGGCTAAGGTGATCGAGGCAGGGGACTTGAACGATTCCCGCCCAATCGTGGTTGATGCTGTCACCTTGCAGCAGGTCGCGGACATCGGCAACGGTGCGACCCGTGGAATCAAAGCACGCTGGACCCACCCGCATATGTCGAGCGATGGCCTCGGGACCACTGTTGCCAGGGCACGGAATTTCCGCGTCGAGGGAAACGCTGTTTACGCTGATTTCACCATGCTTTCGGCAAGTGATAACAGTCCAAAGGGCCAGCAGGGGGCGTACCTCCTGGAGCTTGCCCAAGAGGATTCCGAGACGTTTGGATTGTCGATTGTGGCTGACTTCTCGGATGAGATGCTAGCCGCTTTGGAATCCCTCAAGCCTGGCGAAAAAGCACCCTTGAGGATCAAGGGGCTGAGGGCTGTTGACTTTGTTGATGAGCCAGCCGCGACCCGTGGCGGGCTATTTGATCTTTATGACAAGCGAGATTTGGCACCGGTTGTTAGCTCGCTGATTGAGACTCACTTTTCGGGTGTTCCGAAAAGGGAAGTAGTTGAAAGACTACTTGGTTTTCTGTCGCTTCACTACGGAGAAGATGTTATGGCTGATGCAGCGGACAACGCTGTTGAGACTCAGCAGCAGGAACAGGCCGCACCTGTGGCACCTGCACCCGCTGCGATGAGCCTGGAAGCTGCGCAACCGTTCTTGGTTGCGTTTGGTGATCGGGGGGCCAAGTGGTTCCTTGAGGGAAAGACGATGCAGGAATGCCTGTCGATCGTTAATGGCGAGATTGGCGAAGCTAATGCGAAGCTGCAATCCCAGGTGGATGAGCTGACCGCGAAGCTTGCAGCGATCGAGGGGAAGCTTGGCGAGGAGCAGCCACTGAGCGCTGCACCTGCTGGCAAGGAATTGACCGCAGCCCAGATCGAAGCAGCAGAGCGAAAGGCTAAGCTTGCCAAGGCTGGTGCTGATGACAAGGCGATTCGATGGGCTGGGGCGTTCGCTCCTCGCTCGAACTGATTTTTACCAACGCAACCAAAACGGAGACTGTGAATTATGGCTGATAGCTACCTGACGACAACCGATGTTGCTCATTTCAACAAAACCGACATGGACATCTTGGTGTCCGATGTTCTGGACGATGCACCATTCCTAAGCGTGCTCGCCGCGCGTACCGTGCTGGGCAACACGTTCAAGTATTCCAAGATCACTGCTAATCCAGCGGTTGGATTCCGTGATGTCAATGACGGGATCGAAAACAAGAAGGGCACCTATACCAGCGTGACGCTGGACCTCAAGGTGCTCGATGCTTCGTTCGCCGTTGACATTGCCGCAGCGACCGCTGATGAGCGTGGCCTTGAGCACATGATGGGGATCGAAGCCCTCGCCCACATGCGACAGGCGATGGCCGAGGTTGAGCAGCAGATCTTTTATGGCACCGGAAACGATGCTGGTGGGTTTGCTGGCTTCGCTGGCCAGTCCAACCTGAATCAGCTTGCAGACGCCCAGGTGGTCGGTGCTGGTGGAACGACTGCTTCCACTGGTTCCTCGGTGTACCTCGTTCGCACCGGCGATGCTGACTGCCAGGTTCTCTGGGGACAGCAGGGTGTGATTTCGATCGGTGAACGGCAGATCGTTGAGCGTGCCGGCTCGGTGACTGGTCGCTTCCCAGCCTACTACCACCCGATCGTTGGTTGGTGTGGCTTGAAGGTTGGATCGATCTACAGCGTTGTCCGCATCGCCAACCTGACTGCCGACTCCGGCAAGGGTCTGACCGACAGCCTGATCGCTCAGGCTCTTGAGAAGTTCCCTGCCAGCCGTGGTCCCAACTACATCGTGATGAACCGACGATCGCATCGTCAGTTGCAGTCCAGCCGGACGGCGACCAACCCAACTGGAGCACCGGCACCGTTCCCCTCGGAATCGTTCGGTGTGCCGATTGTTGTGACGGATCAGATCAACAGCACCGAAACCCTGTTGACCTGATCCTAGTCCACTGAGGTAACGCAATGCCAACAGCCCTGGAATCCGCAGTAATCGCCGCACATAAGGCCGCACGCTCAATACATGGCGTGTCGATCACCTATACCCGCGGTGCTTCGTCTGTGACGATTTCCAGGGCTGTCCCTGGCCGGTCGGTTCATGATGTCACGCAGGATGGATCGGTGATCGAGCAGATCAAGAGCCGTGATTACATCCTGCTTGCTTCGGAGCTAAAGATCGGTGGCGTTGTGATCACCCCTCAGCGTGGCGATCAGATCACCGAAGGGACCAAGGTTTACAAGGTTCTTTCGGTAGGTGGTGAGGCCGCTTGGCGGTATCAGGATCAGACGATGCAGACACTACGGATCCACACAAAGGAAATCTAATGCCCTTGCCAGTGGATCTAGTTGACGCTGTTGTCTCGCTCATCCAGGGCGGGACGTACAGCCAGACAGTGACAACCGCTAAGAAGCTAGTCCCAATCTACGATCGGGATGTGCTTACTGGCTGGGATGTCACGGTACACAGTGCCGAACAATCCCGCGAACTACTTAGCCGTAGTAATCTGTGGACGAAGATTTACACCGTTGGTGTGGTCCTTCGCACTGATTGCAGCGGGACTGAAGCAGCGCAGGAGACGAAGACGGGACAGTTTTTGACGCTCTGCCAGGAACTAATGGATCGCCTTGGATCCAATAACCTGGCTGGGTTATACGTTCATGAGATCGAGCAATTGGAGCCATTCGACCCTAACCGGGTGGCCGAAGATGGCGTCCTACAGACAACCATTTCCATCCGCTATAAGGGGACCATATAAATGGCGCACGTATTGAGCCAAAACGCAAAGCTTTACCGCAACACCGGAACCTATTCCGTTCCTGTTTGGGACTTGATTGGCAACGTCAAGGACTTGACCTTGAGCCTTGAGAAGGACGAAACCGACGTAACGACTCGGGCGTCTGGTGGCTGGAAGGAATTCGTCGACGGGATGAAGGATGCTACCGTTGAATTCGGGATGCTCTGGGATACCGGGGACGCTGACTTCGACGCTTTCCAAGGTGCCTTCATCAACAACACTTCGGTTGAAATCTTGGTTCTCGATGGCCTGGTCGCAACGACCGGCAGTGAGGGGCTGCGGGCCACGATGATGGTGAAGAGCTTCACACGTAATGAGAACCTCGGCGAAGCGTTGATGGTGGACGTCTCCTTGCGACCAGTGAAGAACGCCAACTCCGCCCCTGTTTGGTATACTGCAACGTAGTTTTTGCAGTCATCCTAACGAGGTTTCAACATGCGAGCGTTTAAGGATTCCACCGGCCATCAGTGGCAGATCAAACTGACGGTCGGTAACCTGCTGGCGATCAAGCAGAATCTAAAGATAGATCTACTGGACTCCCCTGAGCAGATGCCAACTGACATCCCGACATTGATGGATGTGCTGTGGTTTATCTGCATGGATCAAGCCCAAGCATTGGGCATTGATTGCAGGACGTTTGGCGATCGTTTGGACGGTGATGCTTTGTCCGCTGGGATCGATGCTTTCATGGAGGAATGGTCTGGTTTTTTTTCGCGCCTGGCACCCGCAAAAAAGGAACTGCTGGCCGGTCTGTGGTCAAGCAGCAAGCGGGGCCAGGAGGTACAAGCGGAGCGGATCAAACAAGCGTTTGGCAAGCTCTCTATCGACTGGCTGGAATCGTCGGAATCGACCCATCAGGACTGACTGCCTGGCAGTTAATGGAGATGGCGAGGGGAGCCCGCCCTGAGCTTTTTGCCGACGCCGGGAAAAAGGATGGCAAGGAGCGATGGCCGATAAACTCGCAGACTATTTCGATGCTCAAGCTGATGCTTCCAAAGGATAAACGCGATGCTCAAGCTGAAAGCAAAGACGCGGGGCTTTCAGCGGATCATCCAGCAAGCCAACCGCAGAATCTCAGCACTCCAGGACATCGACCGCAGAGCACTTGAAAGATTCGGTGCGATCATTAGGCAGGATGCTAGGAAGCTCATCGGGAATCCAGTCAAGCCACAGAAGCAGATTAGAACTGAGGTGATCGACGGTAAGCCTGTTGCAGTCTATCAGAAGGGACGCAAGCCACGGCCACCAGGCAAACCACCGATGGCGAGATATGGCGATCGTGACTTCGGAATCCGCAAGATCATCTACGAAGTTGACTTAGCAAAGCGAGATGTCAAAATCGGGTTTGCTGCCTGGGGGCGAAAGCTTGGTTCTAAATGGGGTGCCGAGTTGCATGAATATGGCGGGACGTTTACCGCTAAAGTTCGCTATATTCCGACACTGATCACGCTGCAAAACATCAAACGACGCAAAGGCAAAACGACAATAGCTCACCAGGATTTAGGATTGATTACAAGCAAGACTGGCAGGCCAATGTCTTTCAGGATGCCGCAGCGTCCAACGATGTCAGTGGCTAGGGCTAGGCACGCAAAAAAGATGACAAAGATTTGGGTTGACTACTACAAGGCGAGGTTCGGCTAATGGCACAGTTTGCAGGCCGCGCATATGTTGAGATGGG